CGGTGTTACAATCATGTTTGGATACCTACCATAATGGATGAAATATTAATAGAAAGACCACAAGAAGAAATAACATTATTTAAGGTTTCTTTAGATAATGAATCTGATGATCAGTACATACAATGGATTAAGTCTACAATTGGAGCTAGATGGGTAGATGTTCAAGATACTGGACTAAATCTAATTAGAGAAAATAGAGATGGTACTATTTATATATATACTGAATCAACAGATACATGGGAGATAGATGTCATATAGATTAAAAGTCCTATCAGACTACCCGCTTGGATTTTGGCCGATAGAATCCATTACTGGTAGTGGACTTACTACGTATCAGGATGTTTTAAATAATTTTACTGATTATACAGATTTTTTAAATTCATTTAATACGTATGCTGAAGCTGGCGGAAGCATAACAGAAGATATATCTGGATCTAACAATACTGCTATATATAGCGGAACACATACAGATGGAATTATTCCATTAGTCCCTGGATTTACTCAGTCTGGTAAATTAACTGGATCATCATCAATATTATATCCAGTATTAAATGACCATGTAAATAACACATTGTCTCCAGGATTTGGAACTTCAAACTCATCGGATAACGACTTTACTTTAGAGTGCTGGGTATATTTTAATACTTCATCAACATCTATAATTCCAATATTGGCAGATTCAACAAACTCTGTTGGTTTGTTCTATGATAACAAGAATATAGTTTTTAAATTAAACTCAGAGTCTATATCATGGACAATACCATATATCAAAAAGTCTTTTCATGTTGTTGCATCATATACTGGATCTAAGGCATACCTTTATATAGACGGAATTCTTGAAGAAGAAAAAACGCTTACAAATTTTGCATTTACAAATAGCTCATTAAACTTGTCTTCTGGTCCAGTAGCAAACTCATCAGATTATATGCTAATTAACTGTGTTGCAGCATACAGGTATTCTTTGGGCTTAGAAAATATTCAAGACCATTATAATCTAGGAGCCACAATTAATAGCACAGAAGTTGTTTATCCAGATGGCGGAGAATTATTTAGTATATATGACGATGCCCTGTCTACTAAATATTCATATTCATATCCAGCAACCAAGCCATGGAGTTATTTTTTAAATGATGACTTATATTATGATAATAATAATGATGCCATTAGAATAGCCTACGGCTCTGGAATATCAAAAACTGTAGTGCTAGAAGATTTTATTGTAATACCAAGTGGTCCAGATATGGATAACTCTAGAATAGAATGGGACGGGGACAACGGGATATCAGTAGAGTCCAGCGTAGATGGAATTACATACTCTCCTTGTATAAATGGACAACCAATACCAGAATACTCCCTAGGATCATTTGATACATCAAGAGATTTATATATTAGAATAACAATGACAACATCTAATAACAGTAAGTATCTACCTAAGCTATATAGTTTATCAATGAGTTTTTATAATGATCAAACATTAAATGCTTCTAATTCATCATCATTTATTTCACCAAATACTGGCGGTATAGGATTTAGTAATTCACAATATGAGATATTATCTAGAGATGCTAGAAATGGAATAGCAGTTCAATCTGGAGCAAGTTTTCATGTGAATACAAATACTCTAATTAAATCATTAGAGTTCTTTTATACACCATCAGATTTAAATGGGGGCGGGATCGTAGAGGTAGCAGATGAACCTACAAATCTCTCTTGGCCTACAGGAACACTATCCAAAACCAATATAGATAAGATATATGTCAATGGAGTAGATAAGAGCACACAGACAGATGTCCATAATGTATTTACCAAAGATCAGCTCCAATATGTGGTTATCACATTTGTTGAGCCTATATCTGGTGTTATTAAGATGAACTACTCTACCGCTGGCTCAATTTCGGCACTTTACCAGAATATAGCCCTATATGATTATTCATTAACAGCGACACAGGTCCTAGAACATTTTAATTTATATTTAGGTAATGCTACCACGACCCTTGAAAATTCGTTAATGACCGTGACAGAAAACTCCGTAAACTACTATAACTACGACTGGAAAGTTATCGAAAACGTATAATTTTGTCACAACCTATGACAAAATCTGGACTTTAACCCAAAAGAATGGTAAAATTGTAATCTATGGATATCAATAGAATTAACACTAAAGTATTAGACGAAGAGACCAGACTTGGCATATATGTTTGGCAAATGCCAGACGGAAGGTGGATTGGCGATGATGAAGGAAACTTCCTATCAATCACATCAACAAAAGGAAACAAATCACGAATTTCTTTATTGGCTGATTCAGTTCGGTCATACGGTATTTCTGAAGGCGGGCCTGTATTTCTTTCTGGACGCAGGAAAATTGACGACGAAGAATTCGAGTATCAGCAACAAAGATTAAAATGGGGCCTAGTACCAGATCCAATGGATGTTGGTAATTATAAAGACGAAATGAAAGCGTTGAAAAACGGAGGATTAAAATAATGGAATATATTAACGAAGAAGATACATTTAGCAGCGAGGTATCCATTTCTAATTCATCAGACATGTTTACGTTTGATAAATCCATTGTTATAGAGACAGATCCATTTAAGGTATCTGGAGACGATTTAAAAAAGATTAATGGTTTAAGCCCAACATTTCGTCGTAAGGTTTCAAGAGAATTTCAAAAAAGATTTAGCGGTATAGAAGGAACTGCAACACAACAAAATCTATTACAGCAAGCAGTAACTGGCTACGCCATGTTCGACCTTGTTCAACCGATGTACAACCTTGAGTATCTATCAAAAATTTATGAAATCTCTCCATACAACTATGCTGCAATTAATGCTAAGGTTGCAAATATTGTTGGCTTAGGATATTCATTTGTTGAGAGTAAAAAAGCTATGGAAGCTTTAGATAACATTGCAGATGAAACACAGCTAAATCGTGCACGTAGAAAAATGGATAGAATTAGACAGCAACTAGATCTTTGGCTAGAAGACGTAAACGAAGAAGAAACATTTGTTGAGACTCTCGTAAAGGTATACACAGACCTAGAAGCAACAGGAAATGGCTTTATTGAAATAGGTAGAACAACAAGCGGAAACATTGGATATATTGGACATATCCCAGCAAAGACAATGCGTGTTCGTAGACTACGTGATGGATTCATACAACTACTTTACGGCAAGGCAGTATTCTTTAGAAACTTTGGCGATATGGAAACAGAGAATCCAATTGCTGGTCAAGAAGACCGACCAAATGAAATTATTCAATTAAAGAAATATACACCTATGGATAACTACTACGGTATTCCAGATATCGTAGCGTCACAGAATGCTATGGCTGGTAATGAGTTCGCTGGCAAGTATAACCTTGACTACTTTGAAAACAAGGCAGTTCCAAGATATATTATTACAGTAAAGGGTGCAAAGCTTTCTACAGAATCAGAAAGAAAGTTGCTTGAGTTTTTCCAGGTAGGACTTAAAGGAAAGAATCATAGATCTCTTTATGTTCCACTACCAGCAGACTCTGCAGATTCTAAAGTTGAATTTAAGATGGAGCCAGTAGAGGCAAATATTCAAGACTCATCATTTAACACTTATCGAAAAGCTAACCGTGATGAAATTTTGCTTTCACACAGAGTTCCAATAAATAAAATTGGAGTACCAGAGGGAGTCAGCCTTGCCTCTGCTAGAGACGCAGATAAAATGTTTAAAGAGCAGGTATGTCGTCCAGCACAGGATATTCTAGAAAAGAAATTAAATAGAATTATTGCCGAAAAGACAGACGTGTTAGTTCTTAAATTTAATGAGCTAACCCTGACAGATGAAGACACGCAATCTAAGATAGATGAAAGATATTTAAGAATGCAGGTTATTACTCCAAATGAGGTTAGAATTAGAAAAGGCATGGTCCCAATTGATGGTGGAGATGCAGTAATTCAGCTAAAACCTCAACAGGCAGCCGAACAAATGGCCCAAGCTACTAATAGTAGAAGAAGAACCCAGGAAAGAGATGCCAATGCACCTGATATTTCAGGGGAGGCCAGAAATCCAAAAGGTGAGGGTAGAACGACTGCTTAATTATTAGGCAACTAGTTATTTGCCTTTTTATATTTTAAAAGATAAAATTAAGCATATGAATATTGAAAAATCTTATTGGTCTTCAAATGGCGACAATATCAATTTGTCTGTTCCGTTTACAAAGGTCAACCGTGAAAAAAGAACTGTTTCTGGATTCGCTACACTAGATAATCTTGATCAAACAGGAGATGTAGTTACGGCTGAAGCAAGCCTAAAAGCTTTTGAAAATTTTCGTGGAAACATTCGTGAGATGCATGGGTCAAATGCTGTTGGCAAAATGGTATCATTTAAGCCAGAAAGTTTTTATGATCCAAAAAGCGGAGAATTTTACAATGGCGTTTATGTAGACGCTTATATTTCTAAAGGCGCTCAAGACACATGGGAAAAGATTTTGGACGGAACCCTTGCAGGTTTCTCAATTGGCGGAAAGATTATTGATTCAGATAATGAAGTAAATAAGTCTACAGGAAAAGCAATTCGTTTTATTAAAGATTATGCATTGATGGAACTATCAGTTGTAGATTCACCAGCAAATGAGTTGTGCAACATTTTGTCTATTCAGAAGATGAATGGACAATTAATGTTTAAAGGAATAGCAGCAGAAACTGCTACAGAAAATATTTTTTATTGTGAAGAGAGTAAATCAGTATTCATCTCACAAGAAGCATCTTATGACTCCCCAGTCACTGGTAAGCCAGCATCACTAATTGGTTGGGTAGAGAGTAACGATGTTAACAAAGCTAAAGAGATAGATAAGATTCTTGATTCGTTCATGAAGTCAAGATTACCGTTGCCTGATACACAAACAATTGCAAAACAGGCAAACGTAGAAGGAGGTAATGAAGTGTCAGAAAACACAGAAAACGTAGTTGCAGAAGATGCAGTAGCACCAGAAGCAGCCGTAGAAGAAACACCAGTTGTTGCTGAGGAAGCACCAGCTGCTGAAGTTGCTGTAGAAGAAGCAGCAGCAGACGCTTCTGCCGAAACTCTAGAAAAAGCAGCCGACGTATCAGAAGTTGAGGTTGATGAACCTGATTTTGCAAAGATGCTTGGTGACCTAAAAGGATTTTTCTCAGAGACTCTAAACAAAGCTTCAGAAGCAAATGCAGCACAAGTTTCAACAATCAAAGAGACAGTTGAAGTTTTCAGCAAGAGCGTTGACAGCAGAATTTCAGAGTTGGCAGAACAACATGCCGTACTAAGCAAGGCTGTTGAAGATATCAAGAGCACGATTGATGGCGTAGAAAAGCGTGTCGATGCAGTAGAATCAGAGACTGCAATTAAGAAGTCCTCAGACCTTGGCGGGTCTCAGGAAGTAACAATCAAAAAATCAAAATGGAACGGTTCTTTCCTCGGTTCCGTAAACGAATTATTCAACTAAAAGGGTAGGTGAAAAAAAACAATGAGCAATGAAACATTAGAAAAAGCAGTTGCAGCAGGTACAACAGCTACAGCAACCTTCGCTTCTACTACTGGTGCCACATCAGGTACACACGTAGGAGGAGAAGCAGGTAACGGTGGCTTACTAAATCCAGAGCAATCTGCACGATTCTTAGATTATATGTTTGATGCAACCGTAATCGGTAAAGTAGCACGAACAGTTCGCATGAAGGCTGATACAACAGAAATTGATCGTATTGGCGTTGGCGAAAAACTTATGAAGCTTGCAACAGAAGCTGACAACACAGGTACAAACGCTGCTGTCACATTCTCCAAGATTTCTTTGACAACAAAGAAGCTTCGCTTGGATTGGGAACTTTCAACAGAGTCTCTAGAAGACAATATTGAGGGTCCAGATCTAGAAGATCATATTGCCCGCATGATGGCAACACAGGCAGGTAATGATATTGAAGACGTTATCCTTAACGGTAACGAGTCACTAACAGGTGACGCACTATACAAGGCATTTGACGGAGTTGTTAAGAAGTCAAAGGCTAACGGTCACGTTGTTGACGCAAATGGTGCAGGAATCTCTCGTGCTGTATTCAACTCAGCATTGAAGGCACTTCCACGTAAGTACAAGCAACGCAGAGCTGATCTACGATTCCTTTCAGGTTCAAACTTGATTCAGGATTATCTATATTCAGCTTCAGTTCTTGGTGACTACGGCTCAAACAACCCACAGGACATCGCATCAAGCGTTATCCGTGGACAAGGCGTACAGCCTCTAGGTGGTCCAGCAGGTTATGTGGCTCCATTCGCATTTGGTATTCCAATTGTCGAAGTTCCACTACTTCCTGAAGCACAAGATGGCGATTACACAGGTGAGACTGGTAACCACGGAGATATCCACTTGACATTCCCAAATAACGTAGTTATTGGTATCAAGCGTGATGTAACTGTTTACCGCTTCTTCTGGCCACGTAAGGACTCAATTGAGTACACAATGTATGTTGTTAAGAACGTTAAGGTAGCATCATAATTTAATTATTGCTAACCAGCTGGAAAGGCCCCCAATTTATTTTGGGGGCTTTTCATTTTAATTTAGTAATGCTATAATTAAATCACCGAGACAAAGGAGATAATATGTCATTTGAGACATTAAAGATATCTGATTTAAGAAAGATCGCCGAAGATTTTGGCGTAGACACAGAAGACCTAAAGAGCAAAAACGATATTATTGCTTCCCTAGCGGAAGAAGGCGTTACTTGGGCGGTATACGAAAAAACAATTAAAGATGTAGAAGCAGCAACAGAAGATATTTCCCAGGAACTACTTCCAAAGTTTGATCCAAATAAGGAACAGCCAGAAAACACTGTCCTAGTCAGAATGACAAGAGCTAACTTTAGATATGATATTATGGGATTTACATTTACAAAAGATCACCCATTCGTAGCAATGGATAAAGAAAATGCACAGCAAATTTTTGACAAGGAGGAAGGTTTTAGATTAGCTAACCCAAAGGAAGTACAAGAGTTTTATAGCTAAGCTAAGCCTTTAAAATGGCAGAAGTATTAATTAGAACACAGTCACCAGTAACACATCAGGTATTCTGGAATGGCGATATTGCAACACCAGATTCAACACCGATTGTGAAGTTGTATGATATTACAGATGACCCAGCAATAAACCCTTTAATTAATCCTACACAATTACTTGAAACATTAACTGCTGTTTTAGATGAAAACAATCCAGGTACATACACAGTATATGTTCCATATGAGTACACAGATAGAAATAGAACATTAAGACTTCAATGGGAATACACCATTGAGGGAACAAATGTTGCTAGAACAGACGAAGTATTTGTTGTTACACCATATGTAGACTTTAACCATGTTCAGGATCTAGGATTCAGCACAGATTCATCAGACCCAAATTATAGATCATATAAAGATTTAGTTCGGGCAGAAAAGTATGCACGTAAACAAATTGAGCAATACACAGGTCAAAGCTTTTTCCTATATGATGACGTATTTGTATTAAACGGATACGACTCAGACACTCTTCCTTTGCCAGCAAAGATATATGAGTTACATGAGTTATATGCTAACGACATACTGCTATTAGATACTATTAATGAAATTGATAATTGGAATTACAGCGTTCAAATTTCTGAAACTGGATATGGCATAAAAGTTAATCGTGCAAATGCTTTAGACAATACAGTATATACTGCAAACGGAATGGTTCCTCCAACAATCAATGATTCAAGTGGAATTTTTCAAGATAATGTTAGCTATAAAGTTCAAGGCAGATTTGGCTGGGAAAGAGTTCCAGACGATGTTGAACTAGCAGCCATAGAATTAATGAAAGATTATTTCTCTAAAGATACAACATGGAGAAATAAGTATATAAAGAATATATCAACATTCGACTGGGATTTTGAATATACATCAGAGGCATATGCTGGGACTGGCAATGCTTATGCAGACAGACTTTTAGCAGACTATGTGATGGTGAGCAAGGTTCAGGTAATCTAATGTACGATCTTATAGACTCCGTTCTGTCTATGAAAATGGATGTATATAGACAATCAGACTTACAAGATCCAGACACTGGCGCCATAGTAAAACAGTGGAATTATTATAAAACAATAGACTGTCATGCTAAAGGAATTATTAGCAATTCTGCCACAACAAGATCAAGCGACAAACAAATAATGTCTAATAAGTATTCTAACGAACAGGTAATTCAGGTTAGAACATTAGAGCGAGTTCTTTTTAGAGAAAAGGTTACAAACGTAAGAAATAAAGATGGCCTAGTAATTTGGTCAGAAATTAATTTTCCAACAGAAACCCCAACCGTATTTGAAGTAATGGGATCAACTCCTATAACAGATCCGTTTGGCGAAGTCATTGCATGGAACACAACAATGAAGAGATCGGAGAACCAACAAATTGGACTCTAGTAGACTTCTTGTTCAAACAGCTAGCAGCTTAGAAAGACTAATGGTTGGCGGGTCAAGAGATGCCATGATGAAAGATAGTAATGTGGCTCAGATATCTGCTGCAATTTACTATCAGGCAAATGTTGTAGCTAAATTAAGTTCAAGCAAACAATTTAAAGATAAATTTAAATCCGTAATATTTTCTCAGATATTAAATGATTTTGGAAATTATGTAGATAGTCAGGCAAGAATGAAACCAAGATCTTTACACCATATGTATGAATGGAAAAAAGTTGGAGAGCCAGAAGCAAGACTATTTAATCTAAGAATGTTAGATGGAGAAGGAATTTCATTTAAGGTATCTTATGAGTATAAATTATCTCAATCATTCGTCCCAGCACCAGAAGGAAGAAGAAGACACGTATTTGCAAATAAAGCATCTGTGATGGAAGCTGGAATGCCCCTTAAAATTGCTCCACGCCATTCTGAGAGGCTAGTATTTGATTCTAATGGTGAAACTATCTTTATGCCAAAAGGGGCCTCAGTGACCGTTCAGAGGCCTGGAGGAAGCAGTGTTAAAAATCAATTTACATTAAAGTATAGTATATTTTTTAGAAGTCAATTAGTTAATCAATCTATTAAAGCATCTGGATTTCAAAAGATATTTAATTCTGCCCTGACAAAGGCCATGAAATTGCCAGCACCAATAAAAAAGGTTCAGTATTCATTTGCCCCAAATACAATTAGATCAATGGCGGATGCATCAGTAGCACAGTCATTTGGAGGGTCAATGATATGACAGTTAATTATAAATTAGACGCAATGTTAGAACTAAGAAAGTTCCTATGGGGTAGATTGACCACATTAAATATATTTGATGACGAAGATTACTATAGCGATAACCTTGGAGAATCCATAATTCCAATACTTCCAGTTCAGCAAGCTCCAGAAATGAATCAGTTTTTAAGCGGAAAGAAACATATTGTATACGATAAAATAGGGTCTTCCTATGAGGACAACTGGATGGTTTGCTGTGAGCAAATATTATTTACAATATACTCAACAGACATATCAGAAATTAATGAAATTAGAAACTTTATGATGGATGAATTTAGAAGAATGGACGAGTCTGCCAGAGATATAAATAGATGGTCTGGGCTGTCAGATAAATTTAAATTTTATAGTATATTCATTGCAGACATATCCCCTACAGAGCCTTCAGAAGAGCTTCAGGGTTTCTTCTCAACAGACGTTATTTTAGAGGTCAAATATTCAAGGATGGTTAATTCAGTAGGTAGATTTTCATAATTTGCCTTATAGCCTATTATGGCTTAAAATTGGACTAAGAGGAAAAGAGCCTAGCCAGCCAAACAAAATTTTTAGAAACCACAGGAGGTGGAAATAAACATGGCAATTCAAAATACAGGTAATGCCCGCAATATTCTTGTAGGCGCATCACCACTATTCTTATCAAATGCTGATATTACAGAAACTTGGTATACTGAAGATGCAGAACCAGGCGATGGTCGTAATACGGCAGCCGTTAAGGTTCCAGCATTTAACGCAAATGCATCATATACAACAACATTAAATAATATTGATGTAGAAGCTGCAACAACAGCTGAGACATTTGCATACCGTAACGTAGGTTATACAAATAACGGTCTTCAGATCACATATAACCCAACATACGATTCAGTAACAGTAGATCAGTTGCTAGATACAGCTAAGCTGTTCAAGTCTGCGATGGAAGTTATGATCGCAACAGAAATGTCAGAAGGTACACTAGATAATATTCGAGTTGTTTTCGGACAGAAGTCAGATACTCTAAGCGGTTCAACACTTGGACTTGAGGCAGGTGCACTT